ATGTGGCGGGAAAATCCGAGCGGCGGAGAACCGATCAAGAGTCGAAGCTTCGACATGACCAAGGACGGCTTCATGTTCCTTGTGATGGGCTTTAGGGGTAAAGCCGCAGCTGCCTGGAAAGAAGCTTTCATCCATGCCTTCAACTGGATGGCCGAGCAGTTGTTCAAACGCTCAATGGACTTCAACACCATGCGCAACGAGCTGATGGCGGAGTACCGACAGGAGCGAGGGATTGCCAGCCTGGCTGGCAAAACCTTGCGTCGATGGCAGATCAGGGCACCGGTCATCGAACAGAAGATCATCGAGATCGAGCGCGAAGGGCAGTTGCAGCTGTTTCACGCCTGATCCGCCCGGAAAACCCACCCGACGAACGAAAGCCCGCCATTGAGCGGGCTTCGTCGTTTTAGAACCCCTGCGAGGGGCAGAGACTATGAAAATGCCAGAACGCCCTGAGACCTGGGCTGCGCTGCTTGCGTGGCTGTCTGCGCACTATCCGCAGTTGTACGCCGCCGGCCTGTCCTTCGTGGTCGCGCTGACGCGAGTGATCTACGGCGGTGGAACGCGGCGCCAGGCGCTGCTCGAGGCAACGCTCTGCACCCTGATCACCTTGGGCCTGATTCCTGTCCTTGAGTGGTTTGGCCTTCCGCAGAACATGGCTACTGCTGCCGGGGTGTTCACCGGTTTCCTGGGTGTGAAGAAGATCGCCGAGTTCGCTGATCGGATCGCCGACTGGAAGTTTCCGCGCCGGGGGGCTGGCGAATGAAGATCACCGCCGATCAACTCGACCGCGCTACCGGCTGCGGTGCCGCTACTGCCTCGACTTGGGTCGAGCACATCAACGGCGCCATGGCTCGGTTCGAGATCAACACGGCTGAGCGGGTGGCGATGTTCCTGGCTCAGGTCGGGCACGAAAGCCAGAGCCTCAAGCGCCTGGTGGAGAATCTGAACTACTCCGCCGAGGGCTTGCTCAAGACCTGGCCGAAGCGGTTCACGCCGGCCGAGGCGAAGCAGTACGCACGCCAGCCCGAGCGCATCGCCAACCGCGTCTACGCAAACCGGATGGGCAACGGGTCGCCGGCCACGGGCGATGGGTATCGATACCGGGGACGCGGCCTGATCATGATCACCGGCTACGACAACTACGCCGAAGCCGCCCGCGCCCTGGCGCTGCCACTGGTAGCGCAGCCGGAACTGCTGGAGCAACGGACCTGGGCAGCTATCGCCTCGGGGTGGTGGTGGAAGTCGCGGGGTTTAAACGACCTGGCTGACCAAGGCCGATTCGAGCGAATCACGCTGAAGATCAACGGCGGCTACAACGGCGCAGAGGACCGTGCGGCTCGCCTTGAATGGGCGCGCGCAGCGCTGGCGGGTGCGTGATGAGGTGGGTTCCATGGTTGATCGTCGCGCTCGTTGCGATGGGGATGATGTGGCGGATGGACCGCCTGAGCCTGCAAGTGACCGCAGAGCGGGAGCGTGCTGACGTCGCGGCGCAGGAGCGTGACCGCAATCAGCAGATGATCGATCTGCAGGCCGGCGTTCTCGCTGAACAGCAACGCCAGCTCGGCCGCGTCGCCGAGATCGAACGGCAAACCCGCCAACTCGGGCAAGCTCTGGAGGTCCAGGGCGCGCGCCACGCTGCGGCGTTACGGGAGTTGAAAGAGAATGACCAGGCTGTTCGCGACTGGCTGCGTGCTGGCATCCCTGCTGGCCTTGGCCGGATGTACGCCCGCCCCGAAACCACTGACCCCAGCGCCTACCGCGCAGCAGGCCAAGTGCCCGCTGACGCCGTGTCGGCTCCCAGGCCGCCCGCCGCTGGCGAACGGTGAGGATGCAACCGCGGCGATCGATGCCGTTGAGGCTGCATTGACAGCGTGCGCGGTGCAGGTGCTGGACTGCATCGAGCGACAGGAGTGACCCATGCCGAGACGACCGGCTAAGCCCTGCGCGTACCCAGGATGCAACGTGCTGATCCGACAGGGCTCGCACTGCGAGAAGCATGCGGTGCTGGCTCAGCAGCAGCGGGAGAAGCACCTGCAGGCAGTTCACGCTCGCTACAACCAGTGTCGGGATGAATCCGATGGGTTCTACAAGACCGAGCGCTGGAAGCGGCTCTCCGCTCGATATCGACGGCTGCACCCGATCTGCGAGGAGTGTGACGAAGCTCCGAGCCAGATCACCGACCACATCAAGGCGCGCAAGACTCACCCCGAGCTGAGCCTGGTCTGGTCGAACCTGCGCGCCCTGTGTCGGGCGTGCCACAACCGCGTAGGCGAGCGCGTTGGACGGATCGAGAACGGTGCGGATCCTGGCGCCCCGAGGATGCCCCGAATTGGTGCATTGAAACGCCCAGGGGAGGGGGGTGGCTGAAAGTTCTGGCGGCCAACCTCCCGAACGACGGGGAGAACCGGATTTACGCGCCCGCGAAATTAAAAAATCAGGAGTTGCCCGATGGCAGGCGTCGCCAGAGTGGCCGGCCGGGGCCGGAAGCCCAAGCCGACAGCCAAGAAGGCGCTCGCCGGAAACCCCGGCAAACGGGCGCTGAACAAGGACGAACCCAAGTTTTCGGATGTGACCGATATCGATGCGCCGGGCCACCTTCGGCCTCGCGCTGCGGAGATGTGGTCGATGATCGTGCCGGAGTTACTCGGTGCGGGCGTGCTGGCCATTACCGACATGCACAACGTCGAGGCGTTCTGCGTCGCGTACGACAAGTGGCGCATGGCTGAGGAGGAAGTGCAGAGCTCGGGAATCACAGTAACGAGTGCTCAAGGCAGCCCGATGAAGAACCCCGCGCTCACCGCCGCCAACGAAGCGATGCGCCAGATGGTGACGTTTGGCTCGCTGCTCGGCCTGGATCCCTCCAGCCGGACCCGGCTCATCGGAGGCAACAAGAAGCCGGAGGCGAATCCCTTCGCTGAACTACTGAGGTAAGCAATGGCAAAGGCCGCCTGCGCTAACGTCGACAAGGCGATGGCTTGGGCGAAGACCGTCCTGAAGGGGAAGGTACCCGCCTGCCTGTATATCCACCAGGCGATCGAGCGGCATTTCTCCGACCTGAAGAAGAGCCGGAGTCGGGACTATCCGTTCTACTTCGACGCCGAAGCCGCTGAGAAGAAGCTGAAGCTGATCCAGCTTCTTCCCCACACGAAGGGGGAATGGGCGCGCCTCCAACTGACAATCTCGCTTGAGGCCTGGCAGTTGTTTGGCCTGGCTGTGACCTTCGGCTGGAAGAAAAAGGCTGATGGCTTTCGCCGGTTCCGTGAAAGCTACTGGGAGGTACCGCGGAAGAACGGCAAGTCGGTGATCGCCGCTGGCACCGGAATCTCGATGTTCGTCGCGGATGGCGAGTTCGGTGCCGAGGTCTACAGCGGCGCTACCACCGAGAAGCAGGCATGGGAAGTTTTCCGGCCCGCGCGGTTGATGGTGAAGCGCTCGGAACTGCTGATCGCCGCCGCCGGCATCGAGGTGAATGCCTCGAACATGAATACCCCCGCCGATGGCGGACGGTTCGAACCGATCATCGGTGACCCTGGTGATGGTTCCTCCCCGTCCTGTTCGCTGATCGACGAGTTCCACGAGCACGACAACTCCGGCCAGTACGACACGATGCTGACCGGCATGGGCGCTCGCCGACAACCGCTGATGTTCATCATCACCACGGCCGGCGCGAACATCGAGGGACCGTGCTACGACAAGCGCCGCCAGGCGATCGAGATGTTGTCGGGCGTGGTGCCGGACGACGAACTGTTCGCTTGGATCTGGACCCTCGACGAGGGGGACGACTGGACGGACCCGAAGAACCTGGCCAAGGCGAACCCGAACATCGGCGTATCGGTTTATCGGGAGTATCTGGAGAGCCAGTTGGCTCGCGCCATCCGCTCGGCGCGGTTCACGAACACCTTCAAGACGAAGCACCTGAATATCTGGGTTTCGGCGAAGACTGGGTTCTTCAACATGGCCTTGTGGAAGGCCTGCGAGGACAAGTCGCTCACGCTGGAGCAGTTCGCTGGAGAGGAGTGTGTCCTGGCCTTCGACCTGGCGCGCAAGCTCGACATGAACAGCATGGCGCGGTTGTTTTGGAGGGATATCGACGGCCGGCGGCACTACTACTGCGTGTCGCCTCGCTTCTGGGTGCCAGAGGATCGGGTCTACGACGAAGACAACAAGCGGATGGCCGAGCGGTTCCAGGCCTGGCTCAACACCGGCCACCTGTACGCCACCGCCGGCGCAGAGGTGGACTACCGCGAGATCCTCGCCGAAGCGCTGGAAGCGAACGAGGCCAACCCCGTTCGCGAGAGTCCGATTGACCCGTTCGGCGCGACTGGCATAAGCCACGAACTGGACGACGAAGGGCTGACCCCAGTGGTCATCACCCAGAACTACACCAACATGAGTTCCCCCATGAAGGAGCTCGAAGCGGCCATCGCCTCAGGCCGGTTCCACCACGACGGCAACCCGATCATGACCTGGTGCATAGGGAACGTGATCGGGAAGTTCCTGCCGGGCAATGACGACGTCGTTCGCCCGATCAAGCAAGGCGAGGACAACAAGATCGACGGTGCTGTGGCGCTGATCATGGCGATCGGGCGTGTCGTTGCGCAGGAGCCGCCGGAAGAAACCCTCTCCGACCACATCGTGAAACACGGTATCAGGAAGCTCTGATGGGAATTTTGAAGAAGCTGGGCCGATGGTTCGGCAAGGGCTCCGACCCGTTGATCATCGATACGCCCGAAAAGCTGGCGCAGGTGCTGGGTGTTGCGTATGAGACGGAGTCGGGGCAGCGGGTCACTACCACCACCGCCATGCAACAGACCGTGGTTTTCAACTGCGTCCGGGTGTTGGCCGAGTCGGTTGGCATGTTGCCTTGCCGGCTCTTCAAACAGACGGAGCGCGAGCGGATTCCGGCCTTGTCCAACCGTCTGTATGACGTGCTCGCAGTGGCGCCGAACGGGTACATGACCGCGCAAGAGTTCTGGGAACTGCTGGTGGTCTGCCTTTGTCTTCGTGGCAACTTCTACGCATACAAGGTCATGGCGCTCGGCAACGTGGTGGAACTGCTGCCGATCAACCCGGCGGCGGTGAAACCGAAGCTGAAAGATGATTGGACGGTTGAGTATGACGTCACGTTCAAGAGCGGCGTCGAGACCCTTTCCCAGGACGAAATCTGGCACGTCCGCCTGTTCACTCTTGATGGCCTAACGGGGCTGAACCCAATCGCCTATGCCCGCCAGGTCATCGGCCTGAATCAGGCGATGGAAACTCACGCCGCCAAGCTGTTCTCCAACGGCGCGGTGACCTCCGGGGTTCTGAAGACGGACCAAACGTTGAGCGATGAGGCCTTCGAACGCCTGTCCGCGCAGTTCCAGGGCGAGCACATGGGGACGGCCAACGCCTACAAGCCCATGATTCTGGAGATGGGGCTTGATTGGAAGCCGATCAGCCTAAACGCCCAGGACACGCAGTTCATCGAGTCGAGAAAGATGACCGAGGCGCAGTTGTGCGGTCTGTTCCGCGTCCCGCCTCACCTGGTGGCGAACCTCGACAAGATGACGCTGAACAATATCGAGCACATGGGCATGAGCTTCGTGAACTACTCGCTTGTGCCGATCCTCACGCGCATCGAGGCCCGCATCCGAGTCGGGCTGCTGAGCGAGAAGGATGCGAAAACCCACTTCGCCAAGTTCAATGCCGGCGCGCTGATGAGGGGCGACCTCAACGGGCGATACACCTCATACGGCAAGGGGATCCAGTGGGGGATTCTGAGCCCCAACGACTGCCGCGAACTGGAAGACCTCAATCCCCGCCCCGGCGGCGATATCTACCTGACCCCGACCAACATGACCACCAATCCGGAGGCACTCGATGCTGACAAAACAACGCCTTGATGTGCCGCTGACGCTGAAGGCAGTCAGCGATACCGGCGAGTTCGAGGGCTACGGCTCAGTGTTCGGTGTCGTCGACAGCTACGGCGACGTGGTTGTTCGAGGAGCCTTCGAGGCCTCGCTGGCTCGCTGGAAGGAAAAGGGGCGCTTGCCCGCGATGCTTTGGCAGCACGACAGCGCCGAGCCGCTCGGGCCCTACACCGAGATGCGCGAAGACGAAAACGGCTTGTATGTGAAGGGCCGTCTGTTGATCGATGACGACCCCCTCGCGAAGCGCGCTCATGCACACATGAAGGCCGGCAGCCTCTCCGGCTTATCGATCGGCTACATGCTCGATGACTACGAGTACGACAAGGAGAAGGGCATCTGGCTGCTGAAGGCTATCGACCTCTGGGAGGTATCTCTGGTCACTTTCCCGGCCAACGATGAGGCCCGTATCTCCGATGTGAAAACCCTGCTGGCGCGCGGCGAGACGCCGCCGCCGAGCAAAGTGGAGCGAGCCCTGCGCGAGGTTGGGTTCTCTGGCTCCCAGGCCAAGGCCTTCATGGCCAAAGGCTACAGCGCTGCTTGCCCGCGTGATGCGGATGCTGGCGCCGCGCTCGACTCCCTGAAATCCCTGATTAATCGCATGTGAGGAGAACCCCATGCCCGCTGATATCCAAGATGTAAAACAGGTTGCCGAAGAACTCGGCGCCAAGTTCGACGAGTTCAAGCAGAAGAACGACAAGCGCGTCGAGGCCCTGGAGGCCGAGAAAGGCAAGCTGGTCGAGCAGGTCGAAACCCTCAACGAGAAGTTGGGCCAGTTGGACGACATGAAGTCGGCGCTGGAGAAGGAGTTGGCCGGGATGAAGCGCCCGGATGGCACCGGCACCAAGGCCGCGAGCGAGCACAAGGCCGCCTTCATGCAGTTCGTGCGCAAGGGCATTGATACCGGTCTGGGCGAACTGCAGGCCAAGGCGTTGCAGATCGGCGTCGATGCGGATGGTGGCTACGCTGTCCCGGAGGAACTCGACCGCAACATCATCGAGCTGCTGCGCGACGAGTCGCCGATGCGCCAGGTGTGCAACCAGATCACCGTCGGCACCCCGGACTACAAGCGTCTGGTAAACCTGGGCGGCGCCGGCTCCGGCTGGGTCGGCGAAACTGCACCACGCCCGGAAACCAGTACCCCGACCCTGGCGCAGATCAACGCCGTCATGGGCGAGCTCTACGCCAACCCGCAAGCCACCCAGACCAGTCTCGACGATATGTTCTTCGATGCGGAGGGCTGGTTGAACAGCGAAGTCGGCCGGGAATTCTCCGAGAAGGAGGGCTCCGCATTCCTGCTGGGCGATGGCGTCAACAAGCCCAAGGGCCTGTTGGCATATCCCTTCGCAGTGGCTGGCGACAAGACCCGTCCTTACGGCACTCTGCAGCGACTGGTAAGTGGCAACGCCGGCGCCCTCAACGGCGACAACCTCATTGACCTGGTGCAAGCGGTCAAGGCGGGCTATCGCCGTGCTGGCGTCTGGATGATGAACAACCTGACGGTCGCCTACGTCCGCAAGCTCAAGGACAGCGAGGGGAACTACCTGTGGCGCCCTGGCCTTGAAGTCGGCCAGCCCTCCAGCCTGCTCGGCTACGGCATTACCGAGAACGAGGACATGCCGGATATCGCGGCTGACGCGAATGCCCTCGCCTTCGGCGACTTCAAGCGGGCCTACACCATCGTGGACCGCATCGGCACCCGCGTTCTGCGCGACCCCTACACCAACAAGCCCTATGTCGGCTTCTACACCACCAAGCGCGTCGGCGGCATGCTCGTCGACTCCCAGGCGGTGAAGGTGCTGACCCTCTCGGCCGCGTAACGTAGGAGGGCCGGCGCTGGCCGGCCCTCCTTGGAGGACACTGCAATGCCCAAGATTCTGGTCGAAAAGGCGTTCCCGTTCTCTCCGGACGGCAACGTTGTCATAACCGTGGACGTCGGCGAGCAGGAGGTTTCCGACCGCTGCGCGCTGGTGGCAGTGGATCACCTGGGGGTCGCCACTCTCGTTGACGGTTCCAGCGGCGGATCTGACCTGAAGAAGCTGACCATGGCGGAACTGAAGGCCCTGCTGACTGCGAAGGGTATCCCCTTCGACAAGGGGGCCAATAAGGAAGCGCTCCTCGCGCTGGTCCCGAACGATGATTGACCTGAGCGTGGCGAAGGAGCATCTGCGGGTTCGCCACTCCCAGGACGATCAGTACATCCAGGGCCTGATCACGGATGCGGTGGAGGTGTTCAACGCTCGGACCAACCGGACCTTGCTGGCTCCGGATGATCCGCTGCCGGACCCCGTCGGAAACTCCATCCGCATGACGGGATCGATCCGCCGCGGCGCGCTGATGCTGATCGCGCACTGGTATTCGAACCGGGAGTCAGCAGTCATCGGAATCATTACGTCGGAGCTTCCGATGGCCACCCAATACCTCTGGGAGCCCTACCGCTGGATGAACTTGCGCTAGGGCAAACCGAAAGGAGAGCAACATGCAATTCAAAGCGATACAGCCGCTCTATCGCGGCGGCCGCCTGGTCCAGCCTGGCGAGCCGTTCGACACCACGCCCGAGGACGGTGAGCGCCTGGTAGCGAATGGCGAGGCCCTCGACCTGAGGTCGCGCAAAGCCCCTGCGAAATCGCCCAAGGGTTCCACCCAGGCCGAAGAGAAGTAGGGGGTAGCGATGCGTGCAGGACGGCTCGACACGCCGGCGGATCTGCTGGTGCTTGACGAAGACCTGGCGCCGCGATGCATCGACTGGATCTGGTGCGGCATTCAGACCAAGGAGAACGCGGAGCCGCCGTTTCCGGGTGGGCTGCGGAACCCGGCGAAGGTTGAGGTTCGGGCCTGGTGGGACGAGCGCATTCGGCAAGGACGCTACCTGCGCGCCGATGGGCGCCTCTTCCACATCGACAGCGCCCGCGACTTCACTGGTCGTCGGGCCGAACTGGCGATCACCGCAACAGAGCTGATCGGCGAGCCGGCGACATACCGGCCAGATGGCGCGCCGCCGCGAAACTGCCGGGTGTTTCTGAACTACGATGCGCCCTGGCTGGACGAGAACGGCCAGGCGACGGCCTACAGGATCCGCGCCGAGGTTGCGCTGATCGAGACGGGGAGGGTGCAGGTGGGCGATCTGCTTGAGGTGGATCGAGTGCGCTACTACGTCGTCGACTACGCCGACGGCACCGACGACGGCATTGTCCGCGGGCTCTGGCTGGAGCGTGTGCAATGAGGGCTCCGATCAGGCTGGTCGGCGTCGAGCAGGCGCAAGCGCGCCTCCGGGAAGCCGGCCGGCGCGTTGATCCAGTGATGCGCGGCGCGCTGAATACCACGGCGACGCAGACGAGGAAGCAGCGCTACAACGAGCCGATGCGGCCTGCGTTCACCAGTGCCTTCGCCAACCGTCGGATCGTGATCAAGCGCGCGAGGGCGGGCCGGATGAACGCGAGGCTTATTCCGTCGTCGTCTGGCGTCAACGTCACGGCATACCGACGCTGGATCTTCGAGCCAATCAACTCGACGCGGGCGAGGATTTATGTCGTCGGCCCGAACGGTCGTAAAGTTGCCGCAGGCTTCGTCAACCCATCGGGGCGGCTGCAGCGCCCGTTGTCTACCCGCAGTCAGCGGGCCAGGACGGCGCGGGGCCGTTCGCCCAATGTCACCAGCTACACCTATCGGCGCGCCCTGCAGGAAGCACAAGGCCCGTCGGTGGCGTACTGGTTCAGGCTGCTGACTACGGCGAAGACCATCCGCTGGACCAATGCGTTTCTGCGCCAAGAGTTCGAGCGGCGCATCCGCCGTGAGCTCGAAAAGGCCGTCTGAGGAAAACCAACCATGCGAACGAAAGCGAGCCAGGTCACACGCGACCTGCGGGCCCGCCTGGGCGAGATTCGCCCGGTAAACGGCTACCTGACGGACCTGCGGGCAGTTTACGGGCCGACAGATCGAGTGCCCGACAAAGCCAGCGGGCCTTACGCCCTTGTGCGAGTCGCGAGCGACGCGCGAACCGGAACGGCGGTACGCCAGGCGACCAGGCTCCGCACGTTCGAAGTCGAGGTTGTATTCCCGCGATCGGCGGAGGAACACGAACTCGATGACGTCCACGTCGACATTCTGCGCGCCCTTGGCTTCGGAGAAGACCAGCCGGAGCGCAAGTTCCCTGGGCTTGTGGAGGATATCGACGAGGCGGTGGCGCAGTTTGCCGAGGCTGGTCGCAACTTCCACACCCTGACCGCAACCATCGGCGTGATCTACGTCGAAACCTACAACTGATCGGCCAGGCCGAGGAGAAAACGATGCTCTACACCCAACTGTTCCGCGGCCCGACGTCGGTCGCACCGTATCCGTCGTCTGTGTACGAGGAGCTGTTCAAGCTGCAAACGACCAGCGCCGAGCCGGAGTCGACCGAGATCACCATCCCCGACCCGACGCGCCTCGGCCTACCTGAGCTCGACGGCGTAACGTCCATCACGGCGATCAACATCACCGGCGAGGCCGTCAACTTTTCCCCGCGCGCCGCTGCGGTGATCCTCTACGGCTCTGTTGAGCGTGTGCCATCGGGGACCGTCTCCGAAGAGGTGCATGACGCCTATGTCGATCGCATCATCCGCCTTGCGCACATTCCCCTCGAGGTCAGCAGCGTCACCGGAGCCGGTGGCACGCCGACCTATGTGCGCGGCGTTGACTACGCCGTCACCCCCGGCGGCATCCGGCCTCTGCCGGGCGGCACGCTGGCCGACGCAATCAACGCGACCACTGCTCCGCCGGATGGCGGGTTGAAGCGTTTGCCGATCGAGGTCAGCTACACCTACCCGACTGTCGACCTGGTGAAGCCGTTCACCACCGGCCGCAAGTTCTACCGGGTGATGTTCGAGCAGACCAACGAAGCCGGCGATGGTGAGAAGCGTCGGATCAACTGCTTCTATGCGCGGATCAGTCTGAATGGCGGCCTACCGCTGAACCAGGGCGCCGAGTTCGGCGTGATCCCGGTACAGATCCGCCTTCTGGCCGACCCGAACATCTACGACGTCGGCGAGGCCGCGATCTGGACTTGGGAAATCCAGAACACCGACGCGGCCTGATTGCCGTAGATCAACCGGCCCGCCCTGATGGCGGGCCTTTTCATTTGGGTGGCCCATGTCTGACCTCGGAATTCTGTTTCCCGAACCTGAAACCATCTACGTCAACGGCGCGCCGGTGATCGTGCGGCACGTCCGCCTCGCCGACTTCGAGTTGTTCGGGGATATCGCCAGTGACCTTCTCAAGGTTCTGAGCGATGGCACCGTTCCCGCCATCCTGCAGTTCGGCAAGACCGGTTCGGCCAAGCTGCGGAAGATCCTGCGCAGGACCACGAACCTCAGCCGCTGGCGCGTTTGGCGCCTACCGGTCGACGTGGCGATGCAGATCGTCATGCAGGTGATTCGGGTCAACGCCGCTTTTTTCGCCCGCGCCCAGCAAGCGGCAGTGACGACGCTGGCAACGCTGGTTGGGCAGCAGCAGTAACCAGCCTGGTTCGCGCGGGCTTCAGTCTCGACGAGGTTTCGCGCATGACGCTTCAACAGATCGAGGTGTTCCTCGAGCAGGTCGGCGAACAGGTCAAGCAGGACCGGCGCGACCACCTGCTGCTTCGCCGCGCGGCACGCGCGCCCCTGAAGGGGTTTAAACAGTTCCTGCAGGAGTTCGATCATGGCCGGTAGAGTGACCACGCAACTGATCGTCGAGGGGGTGAACCGCACCCGGCAGATGTTCAACGAGGTGAACCGCGACCTCAACGTGACGAACAAGGCGTTGGCCGCAAGCGGCAAGCTGCTCGCAGGCTATCTCACGTTCAGCGCGCTGGCCGCCGGGGTGAAGGCGGTAGCGAACACCGCCGACGCTTACCAGGCAATGAACGCCCGCCTGCGCCTGGCGACCGGATCCCAGGAAGAGTTCAACACCGCCCTCGAGGAGTTGCAGCGCATCGCCTACAACACCGGCCAGCCGGTTGAGGCGCTGGTTACGCTGTACGGGCGGATCAGTCGCCCGCTCAAGGAAGCGGGCCGCACCCAGCAGGATATCCTCAAGGTCACCGAGGCTGTGTCGGCGTCGTTCCGCGTGTCGGGCGCCTCTGCGGTCGAGGCTGAGAACGGGGTGATCCAGTTCGGCCAGGCGCTGGGTGCTGGCGCTCTGCGTGGGGACGAATTCAACAGCGTGGCCGAACAGGCGCCACGCCTGATGCAGGCCCTGGCCGATGGCATCGGTGTGCCGACCTCGGCTCTTAAGGCGCTGGCGGCGGAGGGCAAGCTGACGGCGGCAGTGGTCACCGACGCGCTGATCGGACAGTTGCCCAAGCTGCAGAGCGAACTCGCCTCGTTTGGTGACTCCGTCTCCAAGGAATGGACGGCGATCGAAGACACCATCCGCCGCGGCGTCGGCCAGGCGGACACCGGCCCGCTGATCGAGTCGCTGAAGGAACTGAAGGAGGTACTTGCCGACCCGACGATCCAGGGCAACCTGACCACGCTGGCCAGCGCCCTGGTTCGCCTGGCTGCCGCAGCGGCTCAAGGTGGCTCGCTGTTCTCCGGCTTCGGAGAGGATCTGGGCTACCTGGCTGCACGGGTGACCGGGAACGTCACTGAGCTCGACAGGGTGAACAAGGAGATCCAGAAGTTGCAGGCCGCCGACGACGGCTTCGGCGTGGTCGACTTGTTCATGTCTGACGCGCAGATCAGCGAGCGCCTGGCAGCGTTCAAGAAGTACCGCGAGCAGTTGCTGGAAGAACAGACCGGCATGACGGCGGAGGCGCGCAAGGCGGCCGAGGAAGCCGCCGCCCAGGTCAAGGCGGTCGACGACGCACGGCAGCAAGCTGCGCTCTCGTCGGAGCGTGCGTACTCCGAGGCGCTGCGCCAAGTGCGTGACGGCCGGCTGAAGGCGGTGCAGGACTCTCTCAAGAAGCAGGAGGCGGCCGAGAAAGGCGCGCTGGCAGCGGTTGAGAAAGTGCGGAAGGACCGCCTGGCTATCGAGAAGCGCTACAGCGAAGCGATTGCCGGGCTACAAGCCGGCGTTGGCGGCGACCCGAGCTATGCATCTGCGCAGACCCTCAAGCAGTCCGCCGCCCAGGCGCTGCGCAAGGGCGATGCCGAGACGGCACAGGCGCAGGCGCAGAAGGCGCTCGAAATGCTCCAGCAACTGCAGGCGGCCGGAGAGAACACATACGGGTTCACCGGCTTCGCTAAGGAGCTCCAGGCCATCGAGCTCGCCGCGAACGATCTGCAGCAGTCGCAGGCAGACGCGAAGCTCGACAGTATCCGTGCGCGGATCGCGGAATTGTCCGATGCGGCGACCGCGCTCCAGGGCATCGAAATCTCGTTCAACCTTCCGCCGGAGGAGATCGAGGCGATCAAGGCACAGTTGCAAGCGCTGTCTGAAACGCCTGTCCTGATCCCTGTTCAACTGGTGCCCACCGGCGAAATGTCCGCCGTGAGCGGCACCACGCCACCGGTCAGTTTCCCCGGCTACGCGACCGGCACCAACAGCGCCGCGCCGGGCATTGCATGGGTCGGCGAGCGAGGTCCGGAACTGGTTGCGTTCGGTGGCGCGGAGAAGGTGTTCCCGAACAGCGTGTCGGCGCTTGCCAGCCGCTTGGCCGGGATGCGCGGTCTCGACGGGTTGTCTCCGGCCGCCGCCGAGGTCGCGACAGCGGCGCCGAGCTCAGGGCAACTCCCCAATCTGGGACGGATCGATCTGTCGTTCGGTGGCTCGACTGTCTCGGTCTTCGGGGATCAGCGATCGGTAAACGACATTCTGCGGCTGCAGGCGCTCAAGCGAGGCCGCACCGCACGTCCGTAGGAGAACGGCATGGATTACCCGGTTATTACGCTCGGCGGAGTACCCATCCCGCCAGAAGCCGGCGCGCCGGATCAGTCGATGGAGCCCTTGTTCGGTGCGACGGTCGTCAGGATGAGCGACGGTGCCGGCGTGAAGTTGACCCACTGGGACGGCAAGCTCTCCGGCACGTTGACCGGCTCGGGCCTTGTCCCGGTCGGGCTCGACGCGCTCGACTACCGATCATCACTGGAGATGCAAGCGATCCAGCCGATCAGCATCGCCCAGGACTCTCCGGCGTTCACTCTGCCCAAGGCGCCGCGCACGGACAAGGAGCCGTGGGCGCTGGCGCTGGTTGAGGGGCGCTGGGTGCCGACGCCATGCGTGCGCGCAGGCCTGGTCGTGACCGTTACAGAGCGTCCGGCAGCGACGCTCTACATGGTCCAGTTCATGCCTCGCTTCAACGTGTTCGCGGACCCGCCGTCGACGTCGATGAACGCCGCGCACGGATGGACCCTGAACTGGCAGGAGGTTTGACATGCTGCTGAACGGCATGCCGTTGAACGCCGGCCCGCTGAACGGACTCGGCACGGCCGGCGGCGGAGATGGCCCTGTCGAGATCAAGCCTGGTCAGGCGTTTGCCTGGCGCCTGCGCCTACTCGTCGACGATGAGGATTGGACGGCAAGCCTCGTTGGGGCTGTCGAAGTCGACCGCGAGGAAGGCGCCTCTGGCACCGCTACGTTCACGCTGTACCTCGGCACTGACCCAGTTTCGCCGACGTCGTGGGTGGGGCGGGCGGTCACGATCCGCTACCTTTCCACTGCCGAGGGCGTGACCGCAGACGTGGTGAGATTCACCGGCCGCATCGCGGACCCGACGTTCGACGCGGTAGGGCGGACGCTGACTGCGCGGTGCTCCGATCAGTTGCAGCAGCGCATCGAAGCGATGGAGATCGCGCAGATCGATGCGCTGGTCGGCGGTCAGTGGTCATCCGATGTGTTCGAGCCTGTTGATGGGCGATCGCGCTGGGACTACGCGCAAGAGCGGTTGACGACCGTGGCCGCGGCCCTGGATTGCGCGCCTACCGGCGAACTGCGTGTGTCCAGTCTGTTCTCGCAGCCTCCGGCGTTCGAGTTCGGCGCCGGGTCCACCGTCTACAACTCGGTGGAGGTCAGCCTCGGTGATCTGAGCTCGCAGACGAACAGGATCGAGATCGAGTGCGACTACCGATTCAGCCGGCTCTGGCAGTTGAACGCTTCGTATAGCTGGCAGCACCCCGGCACAGGGAACGCTGTTGGTGAGGCTGGGTTCTGCAACTGGCGCGGCGACGATACCGAGTTGCCCGACGTAGAGATGATCACATCTGCGACCGAAAGCAGCGGCCAGACGTTGTTCTATGCCACCTGGTATCCGCTGCCGCCCACGGGCGTCTACTGCAACCCACCGGCGGCCTGGATCAACAACTTCACCGAGCTGCTGCTCGGAGGCAACTGGATTGCTGGCCGGCGCTGGGTGCAGTCCGTGACCGAGCGCTACAGGCTGGTGATGGAAGTGCAGCCGAGCGTTGCAGCTACCGGCCCGATTGTCGGTCGGCAGCGTGCCTCGTTCGAGATCGAGTCGGACAAGGCTTCGGGCTGGGAAAGCGATCCGATCACCGGCGGCAGCACAGGGCACAGCGATGAGAAGGACGACAACCGGCGCTTGTCCGCACTGAACTGCTTGTTGGCCCAGGGCGCCACGACGCTCATCGCCGCGCACCGCGGGACGACTGTGACGTGGGACGTGCCCACCAGCATGGTCCTGCCGATCGACCTTGTGCATACGATCCGGCTCGATGATCAGGGCGCTCGCGCGGTGGGCAAGTGCCAGCGGATTGTCGACCGACTCGATCTCGCATCCGGAAGCGCCCTGACCACGATCTCTATCGCGGTGATGCGCGGTGGTGGTGGCGCCGCTGATGCGCTGGCGCCTCCGTCTGGCTCAGTTGCTCCTGACAGCCCTCCGTCTGGTGGTGGCCAGCTACCGACGCAACTCGGCGGCCGCAACAGCAGCCCGATCTATGACGACGAAGCGGATGGGTTCGCGGGCAACTGGACAGAGAATGATCTCGACATCAATCCGAGCCTGGAGCTGTTCCCGCGCCGCTTCTCGGTGACCGCAAAAGACATTCCGGAGACCTACCGGGATGAACATGCGCCGGAGATCGCAGCCACTTACCGGGTAGCTGTACCTGATGACGTACTGGAGATGTAGCGATGGCGAGAGCCTGGATCAACAACTGGAAGACGACGCTGAGCGTAGGGCTGTCGCCTGGCGCGTTGAGCCTGACGGTGCCGGATGCCGCTGCCGCGCTGCTGCCTCTCTCCGGCGGTAGCTGGGTGCTGTTGACGCTGACGGATGACGCTGGCGCGCAGCATGAAATCGTGAAAGCAACCGCGCGTGCCGGCGGGGTGGTGACGATCGAGCGCGCCCAGGAAGGAACCTCCGACGGCAACTGGCCGGCGGGAACGGCGATCTATGCAGCCGTCACGGCCGGCGACCTCATGACGCTCCAGGCGCGCATCCAGGCTCTTGAGTCCGGGGCGTCTGGCGGCACCCTTGTCGACGAAACCGGCGCAACGCTGGTCGACGACGCCGGCAACAACCTGATCATGGAGAACATTTGATGGCAACTGTTACGCACGTCCTGTCCGGCGCCGGGGAGCCGCTCGATCCGCCACCAAGCATCGGTGCTCACTACGTGAACACGAACAACGGCGCGCTATACCTGGCGAAGGGCACCGCGAGCGGTGCCGATTGGGTGAGGCTGGGTAGTGGCGGTGGCAGCGCTCCGAGCGAGGTGCTGCATGTAAATACCGACGGCCAGTTCCTTCTCGAGCCTCAACACTCATTTGTTGAGGCCCGTCTGTTCGCAATTCCCGAGCTCGGCACAGCGGCAATTGGAATCGATCCCAGCACATCCCGACAGTTCGACCTGAATGTCAGGACTGCGGGTCCGAGCGGGCAGCAACTGCAGATCAGAGTTACATCCGGCGAATTGCCCGGAGGGATGTCGATCGTTGGCACAACCAGGCAGTGGGCTGTTCAGGAGTCGTATGGCTTCTTGATCAATGCAAATGACCTCAACGGCGAAGTGTGGGCGCGCGTCTATTTCGATGCTGACGAGCTCACCCTGTCGATGCTTGTGTTCAGCGATGTGCCGAACGCGTAGGAGATAGCGCATGGCTCTATCAGACGAGCGCCGCGGCCTCGGCGCGAGGAACGAAGCGATCCGCCGCGCCGGCGGCCAACGGGTTGAAGCGGAGCGGCGTGGCGACCAAGGCTTGACCGCGGCGCTCAACCGGCTGATCGAGCCGGAACGCCAGGCGCGGTCGCTGCGGAAAATCGATCCGCGCGGCGCCCTGGATGCAAAGCGCGGGCGGGCGGACTACAACCCCGCCGGAAAGCAGCTCGGTGGGGGTGGCGGTATTGCGAGCCCCCTGATCGAGGAAGATGCCGACCAGCGCGAATACTACGAACTGCAGACAATCCCCACCAGCGATGGCCTGGCCTGGCTCCGGTATCGCAGCGTGAAGAAGATCGTCATGACCGACGCGTTAGGCGCAGAAGTGGTGATGGAGTACGCGAACGATGTTTCCCAATAGTCCGCTCGATGAAGCTCCGCAGGTATGGGGGTGGCCATGGCACGGCCTAATACGACAGCCAATCAACGCCGTTGATTCGACCCTGACGTTACCAAGCGGGCGCACGATGACGATGCCGCCTGTCAGGCTCGCAAATAATACGGCCCTTTGGGACGTAGGCATGCCTATCCCTGAAGTGGAAACCGATGATCCAGATGAGCAGTGGCTAAACCGAGCGATTTTGCGTGGAACGGATTTGTCCGAAGCTTATGGCGGGGTTTCCTTACAGCCTGCATTTATTCGTGGTTACACGATTCGATACGGCGTAAGCGTTCAATACAATTTTTTTCTCGAAACAATAGCTGCTAGCTGTTTGTTTCGGGATGGATTTACAGGGTTTTCTGGGACGGTCAGTAGTAATGCAATATCTCTGTCAGACCTTGGATTGCCCGTCAAGCCGGACGGTATCTCTTTCGAAGTTCTGGATGTAAATAACGACGGAACACGCCGTCTCTACCTGGCTAGATATCAAGAGACCGCTGGGAGTGGATTCATTGGTGTTGGTGGGATGCTTGAGTTGCGTGTGAGTGCGAGCGGCGCGAACAGCTTTCAGGCGGAACTGTCCGTGGTTGCGCCTTGGGCGCAGATACAATTCGAGACTATCGACAGCAGCCGAACAGATGTTGACCCGAATACCCATACCCGCTTTTGGCGTGGGACGCCGGAGGACCCAGACGGCCCGTTCAATGAAAGCAGTGGAGAGCCGCCACCCCCGCCATACCCGGGGCATCCGTGGGCGCCTCACGTGTATAGAGTTCTAATCGGAGAGTTTTCAGCATCACTTCGCGCAAGGTCAACTGCTGGAGCGTGGTATGGATTGTCTGGCTCCCTTGAACTAATAACGCTCGAAGTTTCTATCGTGTCAACGATGTCGCGCTCGGCAGGTATCTCTGGCGACCACATCTCATTTAGCATGACCGAAGATATTTCGTTTTCCTACACCTTGAGCTCTTCTTCCGGCGGGTCCTCAGAGTCGCTGTACAACTCGCTTTCTACGAGCGGAGTTCTTAATGGGCCTGGTTCTATCCAATGGGCTGACAGCATCACTGGTCAAAGTGTCGCGAGTGGCTCGGAGTCTATTAGCTTGGGTGATATATACCTGCTTACTCCTGATGTTGGCGACAGTTATGCGGAAGGATTGGACTGGTCGTCACCAATTGAGCTGTTCCCGGGGCGTCCGTCGACGATAAGCGACCAATCTGCGTGGCCGGTGCTTAGATACTCAAACAAGCTTTTAGGCCTTTTTTTCTATCGTGGTAGAGACCGTCGGTTTGCTGGAGTGGCTCTCACCCCGCATGGCCCCCACGGATCGCGTCAGGTTGATGTGGATGTTAGTGGCTTTTCCCCGTTAGAGATGGAGGCGTGGGGCAAGGGCTCCTACAACCCTCTCACCGGCGACGCTATACGCAACGACCCGAACGCCTTCTATTCCTACGTTTGATTCCTTCCAAAGGAGAAGCCGCATGACGCCGGCCTGTGTACCCCTGCGCGTGGAGCGCGGGGCGACGTTCCGCGACACGATGCGGATCATGCAACCGAGCCTGGTCTACCGGCCGATCACTCAGATCGCGCCGACTGCTCCCGTCCGGCTGACCATCCCTGGGCACGGATTGCCTGGCACGTGGCTGGCATGGATCGATGGTGTCCAGGGCATGCCCGAACTGAACCGCGCTCGGCTTCGGCAACTGCCTCACCGGGTCGCGTCCATCGACGACGACACGATCGAGATCAACTTGCTGTCAGCCGTTGGGCTGGCGCCTGTTGGCGGGCAACTGATCTACCAGCCACCGGTTGACCTCACTGGCGCCGAGGTGCGGATGCAGATCCGCGCCGAGCCAGGCGGGACGGTGCTGCTGACGCTGTCGCTCGGCTCTGGCCTGGAGTTCGCTGGCGCCGGAACGATCTCGCGCGAGATATCGGCATCGGCTACCGCGGCGCTGGAATGGTCGGCGGCGGTCTACGACGTGGACGTGACATACCCGGATGGCACGGTCCACCGCTACTACAGCGGGCCGATCAGTGTGAGCCGTGGGGGAGGGTGCGATGGATGACGCCCCCGAGCCCTGGGCGCTGGCGATCGAGGTTGATTGCGAGCCGCTTGTGCTCAGCGAGATGCATGAATACGCGGTCACCGTGACGCCGCCGGCCGATGTGCTTGTGGTTGTTGCGGGCGACCAGGGGCCTCCCGGAAGGGATGGCGTAGACGGTGCCCAATGGGGCGCGACTGATTGGTGATGAAATGGCCCAGATTCAATTTTTCAAGGTTGCGACGCTGCCGGGCACACTGCAGCCGGACAGTTTCTACTTCGTCGAGAACGGCAGCTACTCGGAGTCCTACCTGACCAACGGCGCGGGAGTGGCGCGCTCGATCGGCAACAGCGCGATGATCAACGCGCTGATAAACGAGGCGCTGGCCAGCCTGCCCGGCACCGGCGCGCCGATCCTGTTCGTTGCGGATATCGCCGCGCGCGACGCTCTGGAGCCTGAGGGTGCAATCTTCGTGCTGGTTCAAGACGCGAGCGCGGACCCGACAGTTGAAACCGGCGCCGCGCTGTACGCATGGAACCCGGCGACCAGTGCCTGGTTGAAAGTTGCTGAATACGAAAGCATGGACGTCGAGCTCAACTGGGACGCGATCAACGGGCGCCCGACGTCGACGCCGGCGCAGATCGACACTGCCGTTTCCCAAGCGCACACGCACGCGAACAAGTCGACGCTGGACAAGTTCGGTGAGGAGTCGGGCCTGGTTCGGTTCGGCGGGCAGCCGATTCCGGCGGAGTGGAACGGGGCGGCCTGGTAAATGGCCGTCCTCCAGACCCACAAGGTCGTCGCGCAACTGCCTGCCGCGCTGGAGCCGAACGCGATCTACTTCGTCCGGCGGAGCGCCGGATACGACCAGTTCGTCACCAACGGCGCCGGGGTGGTGGTGGCCTATCCGATGAACGTCCGCATCCCCGCGGCTGTTCCTGGGTATCTCGCCGATGGCTCCATGCTTCGGCTCACGATGAACCCTGACGGCCAACTGCCGGCCTATACCGCCGGCGGCGCAACTCTCAACCTACAGGTGCTTTTCAATGGCTGATGTACGCCCGACGAAACTCCAGGCCGACGGCAACGGCTACGGCAGTCTCCGCGAGTTCGCCGACGGCGACACGGTGCCGGTTGCGCTTGGCGGCACAGGCGCTGCAACTGCCGCTGGCGCGCGCACGTCCCTTGGGCTTGGGAGTGCTGCAGTTAGAGCTGCCCTGGGTTCAACTGGGGCTTTGTACTCTCGAGACAGCATTCTGGGCGCCGTTTCGCAGTCGAGCGGCGTACCGACTGGCGCGGTGATCCAGCGTGGCAGCAACGCGAATGGTGAGTTCGTTCGGTTTGCAGATGGAACTCAGATTTGCATACGCCAAATCACGGGGTCTGGTAGCAACTACCAAGCAGGGCCCAACACAGTGCAGTTGGCGGCTGAGTTTATCGGAGGATCCTCATATAGCCTCATCGTCAACTGGATACCGTTCAGCGGCTGGCCATCGGCTGCGGCGGGGGTTAGGGGCGGCTACATGGGCGGGGACCAAGTTACTTTCTACTTGAATGAAGACCTTGGTACCAACGGGTTGAGCATTATGGTTGTGGGGAGGTGGTTCTGATGATCATCAAGTTGTCACCGTTTGCTCCGCTGCCGGGAAGCGACGAGCGCCTGTCACTGAGCAGGGCTGGCGATGTACTCACCGTGAACGGCCAGGCGTTCGACTTCACTCCGCTCCCGGAGGGCGGCGAGTTGCCGACCGAGGCCATTGGATCGGAGTTATTCGCTGGTCCTGTGGCGCGAAGGAATGGCCGGCTGGAACTAACCCTGCGGTTCCCGCTGGCCGCTGATGCCAGTGCCGCCGCTCGCTTCCCTGAACCGTTGCTGATCGAGGCTGATGGACCTGTGGAGTTACCGCGATGATCGACTGGAGCCAGGTAAAGACCGCTGAACAGCAGGCGCAAGAACGCTGGCAGGCTGAGTACGATGCCGCAGCCGCGGCGCGGGCGAATGCCTACCGGCTGGAGAGTGACCCGCTCAAGACCGAGGCCGAGTTCGACGCTATCAAGGCCGGCGTGGAACCGGACTACTCTGCCTGGATCGCCAAGGTCGAGGAGATCAAGGCCAGGTATCCGTTGCCGGAGGCTGATTAG